TACCTGAACGCCAAGAACAATCTGATCATCTTCTCCTGTGCCACCGCCGACAGGAATCCAAGCGCTTCCGTCATAGTAGGAGAAAGAATTATCTGCATCAATATACGAGAACATTCCTTCGCTCAAATTCGGCTCACCTGCTCCTCCATAAGCGGCAGTCCGATCCGCAACTGTGGCGAATCTTGCGATCACTTGATCCTGGATGTAGCCATTCAAGTTCGCCGCTGTAACTTGTTCCAGCGCTACCCAAAGTTTCGTTCCTAGTCCAGCCATGCCGACACTCTATCTCATGAGAGCGCATTCAGCGCATCAAGCCTAGACAGGATCGCATCATCCAAGGTGAAGCGATAGACAAGAAGCGCTGGAGCAAGCCGCAATTCTACGCGATGGCCTGAAGGAGTTATCTGATGGCGAATCTGCTCGACTCGAACGACCTGTGTTACGGATGATGGAGTTCCGCTTGGGAATGTCCTTGTCACGGAAACGAAACTTGCCAACTCCAGCGAGGAAAGGATCGTTTGATTCGCTCCTGATAATCCGTTATACATGGCGCTTATGTTGTCGAATCTGTATTGAGGATTCTTGTAGCGCTCAAGCAGAGATGTTCCGAGCGCGAGCGCTTGAGCATCCGTTTCCAGGAGCGTGTCTGTGAAGTCGAGAGAGATGATTCCGTAGGCGCTTTGAGATGTTGGATCATCGACTACTTGAGCCGCTCCTCCTTCGATCGATGTGATGATCTTGTTGTAGAGCAATTCGTTTCCGTAGGTGATTCCTAGAGTTGTGTATGGAATGTTTGATCCTGTATCGCTGAATGTTGCAGATATCCCTTCAGGGAATGCGGCCGCTATTCGTTGAGAGAATCGAATTGATCCATCGGCTTTGATGAAGAAGTCTCCTGATTCAGCGAGCGCACAGGCTTGTAGATATCCGAGGACATTCGTGCCTACTGATATTGGGAAAGCGCCAAGAGATTGTGTTCCTGCATCGATGCTCCTTGTCAAAGTCGAATCAACTTCAGGAAGATTCAGGATGTTATTGACGCGCGTTCCGCTCAATTCAACTGAAGGAGTGAGCGCTGTTTCGATAACTGTCGAAGCCAATTCAACGAAGTTGTCGGAAGCCGTGATGTTCACGAATGAAATGTTGAAGTCGTAATCGATGTCGATGTCCTGGATCTTGCCTACGAAGATTGGAATTCCTTTCGACTTGACTTGGACTCTTCTTGATGGCGTGAGAGAGGATGCTCCCAATGTCGCGGAATAATATGGCGAAGAAGTATTGATCGGATCGAATCTCCGATTCTCATTGAAGAGTTGAATCGCACATGAGCCTGTTTGATATTGCGCGAGTTCATCTGTTCTTCCGCGCTGAATTGAAATGCTCTGCACCCATTGAGAGACATCGACTGTTGTTGTGCCATCAAGAACTCCTGTGCCATCAAGCAGGCCAAGAACGGGATCATCGAGCGTGAAGAAATTGACTGGAGCGCCAATGTCCAGCAACACTTCAAGCGATTCACCCCAGGCCATTGTTGCCATGATCAGACTCCAGCGATGTATTGAGCCGTTACTGGAATGTATCCATTCGTTCGCTCATATTGGCGAAGCGCTTGAACAGTTGCATCAGCGATCGCGTTCGGATCTCCGATTCCAGCCTGGACAGTAATGTTGGCGATTCGTTCCTGGATGCCGAAGTTCCCTCCTGGCGTTCCAACGAACGATCCAATGTTTGACCAATCGAAGAAAGGATCATTCGCGAAGACATTCCCGATCGGATTCTCCATCGTGCCAGGGATGGAAGGAATTGTTGGCTTGTATTTGGAATCACCGATGCTCTCAATATGATCGGGAGTCTCTGCTCTTACTTGAGCAAGTTTCTCTTCCGCTTCTCGAACACGATCGATCGCTTCCGCTTCTCTTTCTCTTGCTTCTGTCACGCGATCAATCGCGTCACGCTGAGCATCCTGAGCCTTCGTTAGATCATCGAGAACATCCTTGTATTCCTCTGATCCTTCCTTTGCTCCATTGACAGCGACATCGAGTTGGCGATTCGCTTCAGCGTAGGCTTCTGTTGCTTCCTTCTGCTGATCGATTGCATCCTTGACAGAGAGTTTCGCTTCAGCCAAAGCGATCTCAGCCTCACGAATATCTTGAGGAGTTGCTCCTTCGGTTGCTCGAAGTTCCTGGAGTTTCAACTCTGCATCAGTAACGGCGAACAATGCTTGCTCGACTCCATAGCCTGAGCGCTCAACATCACGCTGAGCCTTGTCTAGTAGATCCTGCTTTGTAGATGCTTGCTTCGATCCGATGCCGTATCCATTGACAACCTCATTGAATCGCTTCTGTGCTTCTTCGAGAGCGATGTTCGCTTTGAGGAGATCCTGATTCGCTTTCCCGACTCCCTTCGCGGCATCCTGAGCGCTCTTCTGAGCAGATGTCATTCCCTTCAATGCGGAGATATATCCATCGAGTTGTTGCTTTGCTTTCTTTGCGGCATCAGCGACAGATTGCTTTCCACCGCCACCACCTGCTCCAGCGCCAGTTCCTCCAAGCGCTCCTCCCAAAGCGGTCAAAGATTCAGTAGCAGGCTTCGCTGTTTCTCCAGCGCTCTTCACTCCGAATCCAAGATTCTTCAATTCGGCCGCCGCTGTCGTGGCTTGAGCGCCAGTCATCTTCATCGTTCCCGACATCTTGTTGAGATCGACTTCGATCTTTGGAATGTTTGGAATGAGAGGAATCTTGTTGAATTGATCGATCAAGAAATTCACCGCGCCAACAGCAACCTCAGCGATCTTCGTTCCGAGCATCTTGAATTTGTCGAAGAAGAATTGGACAGCATTGACAGCAATGTTTCCGAGGCCTTGAATGAATGCCACGAAGAGTCGAGGAAGCGCGGCCACCAAAGCAACAACAGCGCCACCGATTCCGATGATGAGATCTTTACCGAGGAGTGCAGTCCATTTGATCAATGATCCGAGGAGTTGCAATCCAATCTCCAACAATTTCGGAACGGCTTGAGTGAGAAGCCATCCAGCGATCGCGGCAAGGAAGCCGACAAGTTGATGAGGGATCTCTCTGATTGCTTTACCAATCCAGCCGACTAGAGCATCACCGAGATTCTGCACATTGTCGAGCAACTTCGGAAGCACATTGTTCAGAATGTTGTCTCCCATCTTGAAAGCGAATTCCTTCAACTTCTCCAACATTCCAGGCAATGCAGGAATGATCCATCCAACAAGAGCATCGCCGAGCGTCTTCATCTTCTCGACTAGGAATGGCAGAGCATCAGAGACAATCCAATTCTGAAGCGCCATGCTGAAGGCCACAAGTTTCTCAATCAATCCAGGGATCTTCGGTTGAATCCATCCAATGAAAGCCTCACCAAGTTGATTCAAGTATTGATACGCCATCGGGATTCCCGTATCGACTATCCATGAGAAAGCCGTTGAGAAGAGATTGCTGATCGCTTGAAGAACGATCGGCGCTTTGTCTTGAATCTGTTTGCCCATCTCCTGAAATACTCCAGCAAGACCTCGCTCCTTGAATACATCAATCAATCCTCCGATGGCTGGAGTGATCTTCTCTGTAATGAATCGAGCACCCATCTCGATCGCTGGAAGAAGAAGCGTTCCAAGATCCTCGGCCACATTCCCGACAGCCACTCTCGCTCGATCAAAGTCCGTGGACATCGCGGCGGCCGTTCCTCCGACTTGACTTTCGACTTCTGCCAGGATCAACTTCTGAGCGCCAAGAATGTCTCCGCTCTTCTGCATCGTGGCGATCTGTGCTTTCTGTGCTTCTGTGAAGTCGATTCCGCTCTTCTTCAGAGCCGTGATTCCCTTCGTAGGATCGGAGAGCGCTTTGCCTAATTGAACGGCGGCCGCATCAGAAGATCCGAATACTGCACCCATGTCGAGAACGGCTTGAGTCGTTCGATCGAAGATGGCATTGTTCTCTCCAGCCTGGTTCTTGACAGCCTTGAAAGTGAGAAGGAGATTCGCTGAGGATTGAATCAATTCATCATCGATGCCAGTTTGCTCAGATAGTTTCGCGGAAAGTTTCCCGACTTGATCAGCCGTTAGCCCTGCCGCTTTCCCTGTGGCCTTGATGATCGCTTCAGTTTGCTTCGTGACTTTCTGTGATTCGTAAGCCGCATCGACTAATTGTTTCCCCATATAGACGGAAGCCGCGCCAATAGCGCCGAGGCCGATCGCGGCTTTCTTGCCGACTGATGCCATCGATGCACCGAATTGTTTCGCTCTTGATTCTGTTTCACCGAGAGCCTGAGTTGCTCCTTTGGCATTGCCAAGAATGGTGAGCGTGAGTTTCCTTGATGCGGCCATGATTGGAGATACTAATCGGGAAAGGCTTTGAGGTTCGCTTGCTCAAGCGCGGCGAAATAGAACTCTGTGATCTCTTCGTAATTCTTGCGAATGGCGCGGTAAAGGAATCTGTCCTCACCTTTCTTCCACTCTTGCTTTCCGAATTGATTCCATCCGTGAATCTTTCGGATGTCTCCTTTGCTAGTCCTGGCAAGTCGAACTCGCTGATCAGGATTCCGAGGAATCGTCTTGCCTCGCGTATCCACAGATTGCGCTTCCACTCTTCGAGCGACTTTGTTGAAGTCCTCACCTCTACGCACCAATGTTGCTCGCGTTCTTCTCTGCCCACCCTGGCGCGGAGTTGGCGCTTTGATCAATCGAATGAGATCTCGATACGCGCCGAAGTTCGCTCCTCCGAAGTAAGGAACATCTGTGCTTCCTCCAATAACTTTCACAGCGCCAAGCGCGGAGGATTCTTTCAATGACTTCGCGGCGGCCTTCTGCATCTTGCCATTCGCTTCACGCCTGGCCATATCAATCACGAATCGAGCCGTCTTCTTGTTGGCTTCTTTGAGAGCCTTTGGCGCTTCCTTGTCTTCACCTGCTTTGATTGCTTTGACGAATTCGCTCAAGCCTTCAATACGAATGTCTCCGTAGCCTTTGCCAACAGGAGTCGCTCCACTAGGTTTCGCCATGTCATCTCCTTCGAGAATTCTTTGCTCGCTTGCTGAGATATGCGATCAGAGTATGAATACTAGATGATGGCATTTCGAGCAATTCGCTCGGAGGGATTCCTGATTCGATGGCAAGATGCCACATCAGCCAGGTAGCGGAGTCATCTCCAAAGGGATCTCACCTGGCTCATCTTTGATCTCAACTGCATCAACAGTCGATACCCAATCAGGATCAAACTTGAGAGTCGTATTCTTGAGCCTTGTTTCCTTATTCCATGCAAGCCAAGCAAGATCTGTCAATCTCACTTCTGTCTCGAAGCGAGCGACTGATCGTTGCCATGTGCGCTCGAATGCAACGAAGTCGGCGAAGCCTGCTTCTACTACCTTCGATGTTCCGTCAAGATATGACACGCCGATTGCGATCTTCATGATTGATCCCTTCTGATGATTGATTACTTAGAAACTACGCTACTGCTTTCGTTAGCGTTCCACCATTGAAAGTCAAAGTGGTCATCGCCAATTCTCCAACGCTTGCGGCAACAGGAGTGTGAGCCGCCAGGAATGTTCCCGTCAAAGTGTAAGCAGGATTGGTCGCGCCAGTAGTAGCGCCATTCGGACGAATGATCAAAGTCGTTGTCGTTCCCACCAATGGGTAGATCGTTGCTTCGACATTCGATGCCGCGAAGTCTTGCATGAAAGAAATTTCGCAAGAATTATTCTGAAGCCCACCCTGGAAGATATGGCCGCCACTTCCGAAGCCAGTTGTCTCGACTTGATCGATCTCGTAATTGAGCGAAATTGAATTCGCTTTATCGCTGAGCACGACTGAGTTGATTGTGATGTGAGCATTAGTTAGAGCAAGAACGGCCATGATGATTCTCCTTGATTACGATGTTGTCTTTGCGAGCGTTCCACCATTGAAGGTGAGAGTGGTCATTGCAAGTTCTCCAACACTAGCCGCGACTGGGGTATGCGCGGCGAGGTATGCGCCTGTGATTGTGTAGCGCGGATTCGTTGCAGAGACAGCAGTTCCCTTGACAGGAATGATGATCAGAGTTGCAGTAGCGCCAACTAGAGGGAACACAGTTGCTTCCGTCTTTGTTGCGGCGAAGTCTTGCATGAAGGAGATCTCGCAAGAAACATTCTGCAAGCCTCCAACGAAGTTGTGATTCGAGCCGAAGCCTGTGGCCTCTACCTGATCGATCTCATAGTTGAGCGAAACTGAATTCGCCAAAGATGAAAGATCTGTTCCAGCAACGGAGATGTCTGCATTCGTGAGAACTAATTGTGCCATGTCACTTGTCCTTTGATTCGTCTTGCTTCACTTGCTTAGCGCTAACAATAGCGATGTGTTCGCCTTCGATCAATGCGGCAACATTCATTCCAGCCAATTCTTCATCGCTGATGAGATCGCCTTCTTGCTTGTCTGCCAAGCGGCCTGAGATGACTTTGTATTGTGCCATGTCGATTCCTATCCGTGAACTGTGAGTTGAAATTCGATGCTCAAGAAGTCGGCTTCTGCAACTGCTAGAGAATTGATGTTCGCGGCTGACTCTAACACAAGAGTTGAGCAAACTCCTCCAAGCGACTTGTCTCCTTCGATTGCCGCTCTGATTGAAGATGCTCCGCTATATGCCAGGTATGCATCAAGATTCGCATGAGCAACACGATCCGAATACCTTCCAACGATCACCATGATTGTCCAATCCATCACAACATCTCCTCCTCCGAATGCCATGTGATAATCGACAGAATTCAGAATCGGGAAAGCAATCGGAGGATTCAACTGCTCAGGCTGATACGAGAATGTCCTGAGTCCTGAGACTGTGGCCAGGCGTGTCTTGATGCCATCAGCGACTTGAGTGATCGTTGCAGGCATTAGGCGAGTCCAAGAATCTTGTATGGCATCAGAAGATCGCGCACATCGGGATCGATCGAGCGAACTTGGATCGCCATGTCAGCGAAGCCAACAACTCCGAGCGCGGCATTCAAGCGAGCCATCGATCGAATGGAAAGAAGAACACAGGCCTGCTTCACATCGTCAGGAATTGCAGGCCATCCCCAAACTCCATTCACTTCTACAAGCGGTTGCTCAGGAGCGAATGTCTGAGGGAATGCTTTCGAGCCGCGAGAAACAATCCTCGAATAAGGCCTTCCCTGGAGAATCGTATTTGTTGGCGTGAGGAAATAATCTCCAGCGCTCCAAGTAGTAGAGAATGATCCATTCCCTGCCGTATCAGTCTTGAGCGTGGTGATCGAGACAAGATCCTGAACAGGCTGATTGTATGGATCTTGAGGAAAGAGTTTGATCGCGGCGCTTTGCTGATAGAAGAAGCGGCCACAATATCCATCGATACGGCGAGAAGATCCTTCAATCGAATCCTCAATCAAAGCATCATCAACAGAATCGGAGAGCCTCATGGCTGACTTCACATCTGAAAGAGTGCAATACCCATTCGTGATCGCCATGTCTATACCTTCCGTTTCTTGCGAATGCTCCTTGCGGCTTGCTCAACATCGGGTTCGATTGCGGCAACTTCCACTTCGTTAGTGGATGAATACTTGTGATCGAAGCCAAGTTCGCGCAATGCTTCTTCGACTGCTTTCACTCGATCGCGTAGGCCGCGCATTTCGTAGCCTCGGCGTTCTTCGAGAAGAGCCTGAATCAACTGTGATGTCATGATGCTCCTTGATAAGTCCAGGAGCGAATCATGAATGGGGGATACATGATTCGCTCCTGGCACATTTCAGATTAGAAAGTTGGCGTGACCAATCCAGTTCCTGTGATCTTTGCGAAGGCCTTTGGATAACGATTCGCGGTGAATGCGGCGTAGCCGTAAACAACCATGAGGACATCCAGTTCGGCGGCTTTCGGCTGATCGAAGCGGAGCATCATTGGAGTTCCATCGCCCTGTTCCCAAAGGTGAAGTTCATTAGTGCTTCCGATGATGATCGTGTCTTCGTTTGTTCCAGCGCCACCGTTAGTAGGAACAGAAGCATCAACGATCACAGGCATTCCTGCAATCGCGTAGCCGCTGTTTCCGTATTGTGGAATTCCTGATCCTACGGCAACAGGGTTCTGAGCGTAAGGAGTTGGAACAGCAAGCGGACGATTCGTTGAATCGACAGCGGCCAGGATGAAAGCCAAGCGGCGAGGATGCATGATCATTACATTCGGCGATTGGAAGTATTCAGTCTGAATGCTGGAGATTGCGCTCAGCAACTTTGGATACAACTCTGCAACAGTTGGCGATGCATCTGTGTACGAGACAGTAGTTCCTGCTGAGGAAATTGCTTCAGCAACAACAGCGGCATCGAGGGTAGTTGCATAAGCAAGCGCCAAGTCTGCCATGACGAGTGAATCGATATTCGTTCCACGCTC